ACTTCATAATCCTGTTCTGGGCCAGATGCCGCATCAAACGTTACGGTTGTTGAGTCAAACTCAGATGGGCCAGTTTCATCAAATGATGTTGCATAACGTCCTTCTGTATCACGAGGAGTTCCGTCTTCATCATATGTAGTAACCCCATCATCAAATGTGAGGAAGTCGTTATCAAATGCGTTCTTCAATGCACCACGAGAAATAATAATCTCAGAAGGAGGCATAAAGTTAATACGAGTTGTGAATGCCGCAGTTGGAATAGAACCATCTGCAAGACACAAATCACGAATTGGGATATGTCCAATCTGTGCAAGACTATATTGGTCACGAGAGAAGTTATCACCAGAGGTGACAACTCTTGTATTCTTATCATGTCCATGTGGTGTTGGATTTGATGTGTTTACTGGGTCAACATTGAAACCATAACGCAATACGTTCTCCAATGTTGGGCCCATTGTCTTAGTCTGATAATTAGCAACACCAATCTTTGCAGTAACCGAACTGACAAGAGTAACATCACGTTCACCAGATGCAAGTTCACTTGGTTCTGCAACTCCCGCTCCAGCATTAACTCTTGGAGTAGAATCGTGAACAGTTCCCAAACGTCTACCAAAGATAGTAGTGAATAGGTTAGTAAATGTGGATGCAAGTTCTGGAGTGAAGACTTCATCACCAACATAATCAACAACATCACCAGCAGCAGGAACACGCATTGTTGCCGCAACACTTGTTGCAAATGATACTTCACCAAACACGTTCCAACCAGCAGGGTGAACTGAACGTCTTACCGATTCACGCCACTGATTAATTGATTCTCCAATACGAACAACATAAGAATAATCTTGATAGTAGAAACTATCTTGAATCTTCATTGTATCTTGTGATACTTTACCCTTATCAGTAATGTATACACCGTCTGTTCTAATCACTGCTTCACGAGATGCAGTTCCAGCGGCGTGCCAACAATCAACCACATTTGCACTGACACCCGAAATAGAAGTTAGAACATCTCCACGCAAGAAGTGTGGAACAGAAGTTTCTAATTCCAAGATATTAGAATCTGGGCGCCAATTGACAACACGGGCATTAAAGTTTGTTAGAGTGTCACCAATTGTAAAATCACCAGTTGCACCAGATACAATAACAGATTTGTTAAATGTTACTTTTGGATCTCCAGTATAATTCAAACCATAGTTTGTAATCTTGACTTTGAGAACCTTACCAACACCACTATAAGATAGTGGGATAAGTTCTGCACCAGAACCACTAGTTGGATTTTCATCTGTTCCAATAGAAACTTTAGGAAGTGAAGTATAACCATCACCACGATCTGTGACTTGAATCTTTCTGAGTTCGCCTCTTTCAGAACTGTATCCAGCAGACTCATCAACATGGCCATCAACATCAAACGCATTTGCAAATGTGCCTTCCTCAACAATAATGTCTCCGCCACTTTCTAAGACAAGTTTATCTAGACTATCAGTGTTCTGTTCTAGTCCGATAGAAAAATCTTCACTCTCTTCACGAGTTATCTTCCCACCATCTTCTAGAATTAATCCTTCACCCTGATAATCAACTTCTTCAAGTCTAGCAATTTCAGATTCGCACAACTGATAATCATTGTCTTCATTCTTAAGAACACCACTATCATCTTCCATTGCAATGTAGAAGTTTGTTACCGTAGCATCTTCTAATACAATATCATCAGTATGTTCTGCAATTATATCGCCGTTTCTTAAACCTTCTAAGACAAGAGTATCTGGATTTGTTGAGTTCTCTAAAAGGAAAGAACCACCAACAACTGTTATTCTTGCAGATGCAAAATTACCATTAGTATTGGAGTTATCATACACAATCTCATCATCTAATGAATAACCAGTTCCCCCATCTGCGATATAGATTTCACAAATACAACCAGCACCAACTCTTTCAATTTGTCCACGAACACCGATGGTTCCTAAGTTTTCAAATTGAACTTCCTGTCCTACACTGTGATACTGGCCCTGATTTGTTATAACAACTTCACCAATAATAGAAGATACAGTTGCAGAGATTTCCAAGTCCAAAATATTGGAGATACCAGTAATGGTTTCGCCTCTTTCAAACTCACCATCAATTGTAGTTTTATCCAAATTGATTTGAGTTACAAGAGTTGCACCAGCTTTAAATTTAACAAGAGATGAAATGATTGCAGTTGCACCAGAGTTCTTACCAGTGACTACCTGTCCAATCAATTCATTAAAGTCAGATGTTCCGTTTTCAATAACACGCATAAGGAAGTCATCAGACCATTGGCCGTCAGAAACCCTGAGCATATTATCACGAGGATAGATGAATGTAGACTCTTCATCAAAGAGAATTCTGAAGAACAATCTATGTCCATCTTCCGTTCCCTTTGCTTCATATAAGTCTTTAATGTGTTTAATAAGTTTACGAGTCGATACCTCATCTGCAATAGATTCTGGTAGAGACTCAAGTAGAGAATCTTTAAACTTATCAAGGAATGAGTATACTGTATTATCTACGTCAGCATACGCAAGAAGTTGTTGAATATTCTGAACAGGGTTTGCACGATAAGAAACCATAACAGCAGACGCACCAGAGGATTGTCCAACAATGGTTTCGCCAGTTTCAAATTTCTGTTGAGAGGTTACAAACAGTCTGTTCGTATTATCATAATCGTCAACAAGAATCTTTGCAGAGTATCCTGTCTTTTGTCCAACAACAGTTTCACCAACTTGGAACTTACCAGTTGATGTTTCTAGAACAACACGTTCATCGCCCTGATCTAAGATATAGTTTACACTATTCGTTTCTTGAACGATATAGTCATTCGCTCCACCAAGTGTCAACTCAGCAGATTCTAGAAACTCATAGTAATGCTTGAGGAATGTAGAAAACAGAGGATGGTCTGATTTCACAAACTCAGGCATCTGTCCTTGAACTAAGGACGATATCTTATTCTTTATCGTTGGCGAATTACCTGACATTTAAAAACCTTATAGATTATAATTACCAGAAGAAGAACTTGAAGTAGTCGTTCTTGTAGACGTAGAACTTCCAGTTGTCATCGTTGCAGTTCCAGTTGTTGTCGGGCCAAAGGTTCCAACAATAGAGTGTGAACTTGGAGAGAATCCGCTTCCAGAATTATCTGAACCACCAGCAATGTTCGAACCAGAAACATCAATACTTAATAATTGATTTCGAACTGGAATAACATCGTTTGATTCTGGAATAGCAATAATCTCAATTGTATTATTAGCATTAACTGTTTCTGTCACATTCAAATCATTAATGACAATCTTACCAGTATCATAATCAACAGTTCCAACATTTGTATTTTGATAAACACGATTTGTTGCAACAATAGTATACAGTCTCATCACACCGTTATAGTCATCCAAATAATGAGTTTCATCTGAACCTTGAATCTTAAAACCAGTAGATGCAGTTACAGGTGGCTCGCCTAGGTGTGGAGAATAAATTGGATTATAGAAATTGATAATATACTGAGTTGTCGTATTCAGTTGAACTCTCTGATTCTTATACATCCTTACGTTTGTAATATTAGAAAGAATAGATGCATCTGTATCATCAATCAATCGTCCAAGTTCAGAGAATCTGAACATCTGATCAAACTTCTCCAAATTATTACTACTGTAGTTTTGAATTGTTTCAGAAACAAGAGTTTCTAAATCAGCAACTGATTTACTAGTAACCAAAGGATTGTATCTGAAAGAAACATCCAAACGAATATTAATTGTTTCTGGATCAACAATCACTGGACGAACAGATGCAACATTATAACTTGAAAGTTCATTGACAATAAATTGTTTCTGCGCCTCTGTTAAGAATGCACCAGACAATGGGCTGATGGAAACATATACCTGTCCATATACTGGAGGATCATTATCCTCACCACCCCAAACTTGAACAGAACGAATGTTTGGATAGATTTCTGGAAGGATAGATTTATAATCGTAAGATGTGACAGCACGTCTTTGTGCAGAATAATTCAAAGGTGCGTAATACTTGATAGACTGAATTGTTTCTCTTTCTGCCCCACCAGATGCCTCTGCCAGAGTTTCAATTGTAATATCAGTTTCTCCCCCAACAGAAGTTCCACTGAAAGTCGAAGCGCCGTTTGATTCACCTTTGTTAGTAACAACATATTCTAGAATAACAATGTTACCATCATTAAGTTTCTGTCCAATAACATTATCACCAAAGTAAACTTCAAATCGTCCATCTTCTACTTCCTGTAAGAAGTAAACTTCATCTGTCGCAGTAACAACAGAAATATCTCTTGCGAGATTGAAAACTCTTTGAGTGGTATCACTAGTAGAAGTTTGAACTGTAACCTTTAGAGTTGTAGTGTCTGCTCTATCAGAAGTGAGAAGGAATCTCTTTTCTGGATTTGAATTGTCTACCGTATACTTTGTAGTTGTCAGAGTTCCTTCATACACTGGAAGGTTTACAAATCTCAACAATCCATTTTGGTTTGTTGTTGTTTGAGTTGCATTGACAACAAATCCATATGACTTATTATTTACTTTAGTTGTAAACTTAGTTCCCTTTTGAATAGTAACTGTAGACAATGCACTGTTATTAACAGTGACATTAAGATATGCCACTGGAGCACGAACTGAACGAGGAATATAGTTTAGTTGTTTTGCGTGAGAGACAACAGATGATCTTAGAACGGCACTATCCAAGAACATCTCATTCGCAAGCATGTTTGCATTCATCGCCAAGTAATGGGTGTTGTATGCCAACAAATCAATCAAAGTAGAAAGTCCAGAGCCCTCAAAGTTATAATCAGAAAACTCTGATTGACTCTTCATGTATTTCTTCAGATTGGATTTGATATCATCAAAATCCAATTCTGTTACTGGTAGATTATATTGTGCCATTTATCTAAGTCTCTCTAAAAATATATCGACTACTTGAATATCAGTCTGTGCATTACGAATATAAAATTCAATCACTACATCAAAACCATTCTTATCAATATCACCAATGCAAATAACATTAGACAGTTCTGCTCTTGGTTCAAAGTTTAGAATACAATCCTCAATGTGTCTCGCAAGGATTGCTGCGGTTGATGGACTAACTGGTTCAAATAGTGTCCTTCTTACATCAGAACCAATTTCTGGGTGAAATGGACGCTCATGAAAATTAGTGTTGATAAGATTACGAACACTTCTTTTAATCGCTTCTGCATCTGTCAACTTTGCAATATCACCAGTGACAGGGTGACGCAACATATTCAGATTGAAGTCACTATATACCTGTGCGCTTCTATCCGATTCGTTTGTTCCAGATGCATCTGAAAATGCTGTAGGGTTTACGGCCATTCACTTACTCCTTAATTGTATTTATAACGTAAGTCTGGAGGTTTACTTCCCTTCCATCAATTTAACTGCCGCATCATAATCTTCACGAGATACTACACCCTCTGCAAGAAGTCTTTCTCTGTTCTTCATGTGTTGTGCCTGAACATCATCTTTACTCCCACCGAAGTATGGAACACAATGTCCTTCTTCTGCTAGAACCTCTGTAACAAGTTTTCCGTCTGGAGTTTTGAAGTCTCCAAGAACACGTCCGAACTTACCACGCATGTCCTCACCACTCTTCTCTTCAGTTGTTACGAGAACACCGCCCTCAGTTAGAAGTTCTTTGA